AGTAAAAAGAATAAAACATTTGAAGAATTCGTAAAGAGTGCATATTACATAGCCTTTATTAAGTTTGGAAATTATTGTGCGGATGTAAATGCAATCAATGTCAGTCAGTATGTTGAATGGTTATTAAAGAATAAAATTAAAATAGATACTTGGTATAGTGATAGTGTTTATACCAGATATCTAATTGAATATCTACGACATGAAAATCACGTTGATGCTATCCATCGCAGTATAAAAACATGCGAAGAACTTGCAGAATCTGCAAACATATTACCACGTGATGTATTGCGTTATGCTAACGTAAATCGTATTTGCCATGAAATTGTGCGTGGTAAAATAAGCCCATGGATGTTATTTCAAAGTGATAGTGGCGTTCAATTTTTAGATAATTTGGACGCAGACCATGTTAAACTTATCATTGATTATATTAATCCAGAGCAATGGGCATTGAAGTTTAACAGAGAATCAGATAATGTCTCAGACATTAAAGAACTACTCAAGTCCAGTGGCTATTGATAATTGGTATGTGGCCAGTGTTCAAGCACCCGAGGTGCGGTTTAACCCTATAAACGGCCACCGTTATCAAGGCTGGACACCTTGTATAGAGTGGTGTGAAAAAACGTACGGTGAAATATCTATGGATAATTTTGTCTGGCGTTTTATAGGTGAGGGCGTGTTTGAATTTAAGCATGAAAAAGACAGAACATTTTTCTTGTTGAGATGGGCGTGAAGTTTGTGGCTACAATAAAACCCTTTCAAGATTATGATGATGACGATCCAGAAATAGACCGTCGCAAAAATCGATGGGACTATTGGAATGCACTTAAACTTGTACGCAAAGAATACCTAGAACAAAAGGGTAGTCAAGAATTTGATGCCTATGAGTTTGAAGATTATTTAGAAAAATACTATGGTATTAAAATGAACATGGTTAACGGAAATATCACCGATGGATATAAAATAATGGATGAAAAATTATATTTGGTTTTTCTATTAAAGTTCCAATGATATTTGAAAACTATGATCCATCAAAAGAATGGGACGATGACAAACATTGGCATAAAGTAGTAATAAACTTTTCGCCAGGCAAGTTTCCCGAAATGATTAACTGGTTGTACAATAACATGGGTAAGCCCGAAAGACATGCACGTTGGCGTATTATTGATGATACAATACAATTCAAATTCAGATACGAACGTGACTATATCATGTTCACACTAACATGGCAATAAAATGAAACACAAAATAGCATTATTCTTAAATCACCCTGAATGTTCGCAAGACTGTGTAAATGGTATGATGTTGGCATTGGGTAATGATTACGACATTAAAATATTTGGAACAAAAGATATCAATAACAATTTGTTAGATGGTATTGATATTGTTGCATTTCCCGGCGGTATAGGTGATTCAGATAGTTATGATAAGTTTTTCAGACGTAAAACAGAAAATTATATTGCTGATTTTGTAACCAATGGTGGACGATATTTAGGCATATGTATGGGTGCATATTGGGCGGGTAGCTATTACTTTGATATATTAGAAGATGTTGATGCAGTACAATACATAAAGCGTCCTAATGCTGATATCAAACGCAGTTATGGTACTACTGCAAGTGTCGATTGGAAAGGTACAAAACAAGATATGTACTTTTATGATGGTTGTGCATTAGTAGGTGACGAAACTAAATTCAAAACACTTGCACGTTACAGTAACGGTGACCCAATGGCTATCATACAAAATCGTATTGGCATCATAGGCTGTCACCCAGAAAGTCAAAAGTATTGGTATGAAAAGCCATGGCAGTACATAGAAAACAAATGGCATGAAGAAAAACATTATGCCCTTTTAGTTGACTTTGTTAATGACCTTATGTTACAATAGCGTATGGCAATACAACCTCTACCTAAATTAATACCTATTGACGCTCTCAGGTATCACACAACGGATAAAGAACGTACATATAAATCAGGGAACAAAACAGTATATGTGCGTGACTGTGAGAAACGCAAAGAAGACCCAAATCAACTTGTCAAATGGTGTCGTAGAAATTTCGGTGAACGTGGTGTTGGTTGGGACTTTCAATTTATATCAGGATGTGTTACAATAGAGTTGTGGGAAGACAGATATATAACCATGTATGAAATGTGGCACGGATGAGTAAAACATGTAATCGTTGTAAAATTACTAAACCGTTAACCATGTTTGGTAACGACAGTGGTGGTAAAAAATTACGTTCTTGGTGTAAAGAATGTGATAGTATTGTTGCTAAAGAACGCAAGTTGATACGTGAAAATGCCCCGGCTATACCCGACAATCATGTTTGTCCGGTATGTGGTAAAAATGAAAGTCAACTAAATGAAACGCAACAACCAACAATGCGTAAACGAGGTACACCCTGGGTATGTGACCATGACCACGATGCTAAAACATTTCGAGGTTGGATATGCAGAAAATGCAATTTAGGTTTAGGTAACTTTGGTGATGACTATAACTTAGTTTTAAAAGCCGCAAAATATTTGAAAGATTATAAAGATGGCAAATGATATTATGATTGACATTGAGAGTTTGAACACGACACCCGATTGTGTAATATTAACTATTGGTGCAGTAAGATTTGATCCTAAGGGTCAGGGTGTTGTGGAACGCTTAGAACTGCGACCAACTATTGAAGACCAAACTGAAATATACAATCGTAGTATAAACGATGACACATTGCGTTGGTGGGGTGAGCAAAGTGCCGAAGCCATTGAAGAAGCTATGGGTGACCGTGATAGAATGCCATTTAAAGATTGCATGGACATTCTTTATAAGTTTTGTTGGAACCGTCGTGCAGTATGGAGTAACGGTGCTCCCTTTGACTTAGTAGTTATGGAAAATGCATGGCGTCAAACTAGCGATAAGCCAAACCCCATACCATGGCCTTTTTGGACTATGCGTGATACACGTACATTGTATGAAGTAGCAGGGGTTAGTCTTAAAGATGAAAAGCATGTGACTAGTCACAAGGCTGTAGACGATGCAGAACATCAAGCAATTGTAGTACAACGTGCATACATGAAATTAATGAAAGCAGGACTAGTAGCATGACCGAATCGTTGTTTGATTTTGGTGATTCAACAGAAAAAATAGAAACACAAACAGAAAAAACAAAACCCTGTACTAAGTGTAAAAAAGAATTACCATTAAGTGCTTATGGCAAAGCCAATGGTGCTAGTTATGGTCGTGGTGAATGTAAAGAGTGCAACAAAAAAATCATGGCATCTAGAAAACTTGCTAGAGAGTCTGCACCACCGATACCCACTGACTACTGTTGCCCTATCTGTTTACGACCAGAAATAGAAGTTCGTGGTAGAGGTGGTAGAAAATCAGGTTCATGGTGTTGTGACCATGACCATATAACAGGATTATTTAGGGGTTGGTTATGTCACGATTGTAATAGGGGCATAGGTGCATTAGCCGACAATCCGGATAGAATCCTTAGAGTATTGGACTATCTTAAAAAATGAAAATTAATAGTGATATTGACATTGACTTTGGTGATAGAGAAAAATTACTAAGTCTTATTAAACATACATCTGCAAGTATGCGTAATGTCAATCCTATTCGCAAACATGCTAGTGGTGTTTATATTACTCCTGTACCCTATGATCCTATCAATGACATGGCAAGCATTGATTATGTTGAAGCTGACAAGCGTGGGTATTTTAAACTAGACCTGTTGAATGTACACGTGTATGAACAAGTTAAAGACGAGAAACACTTAGTTGAATTAATGGCTGATCCTGACTGGGATAAACTAAAAGACAGCGAGTTTGTAGAAAAATTGATTCACTTGAATGGTCAGTTTTATAACATGCAAAAGATGCCTGAATCTATTGATAGTATTCCACGATTAGCTATGTTCTTAGCTATTATTAGACCTGGAAAGAAACACTTGATTGGTCAGTCTTGGAAAGAAATCAACAAAACTGTATGGGATAAAAACGATGATGGCTATGTGTTTAAGAAAGCACATGCGATAGCCTACGCACACTTAGTAGTAGTTCATATGAATCTACTTACGGCATCTTCCTAACTAATGTAATACTCTTACGTTTACTACGGCGTTTACTAAGTTCATTTAAACTAGTAATAGGACCGTGAATGATAACTAAACTTTTGTTATTGAACGTTCTTAGATAATCTTTAAAGGGTGCCCACTCATTCTTTAAAAACAAATTGATGGGTATAAGTCTATTGCTTTCCCACCACCAAACATCACCTAGTTCTAAAAACTTTTCCTTAACTGACGATTCTAATATAGAACCATAATCATAAATGGTAGTAACCATCTCATCACGGTTTTGTACTATGCCAACATAATCTTGGCCTGCATAAGAACATACTGTGATAAAGGGATGGTTATCTGTTAATCTTCTAAAAAATTCTTGTTGTTGTGAATTCATACTACTCTATTTATTACTGGGTAACCAAAGTTAATTAAATAAAATTTTTAAAGACTAAATATGTTATAGGAGCCTACATTTGTGTATTCAACAGCCGTATTTTATTATATTCAACGCAATATTGTTGTGCTATTGTCAGGCAATTCACCAAGGAGTTATATGCCAGTCTATGCAAAACCATTAACATTGCACAAGGGAGTCGATAACCAGATTCAGTTCCAATTCCTAAATCAGGAACAAAAACCTATCGATATCACTGGTATCGATATCACGTGCAGAATTCTTAATAATACGGGTACACAAGTACTAGTATCAGCCACGTTAGTACCACAACTACCAGCCAATGGTATTTGTGCATTGATACTTAATGCCGCGGACATTGAAGATATTATACCACAAAAAGCGTATTATAGTTTAGAAATTCCAGTTGGAGATTTTGATTTCCCTGTATTTGTAGACCAAAATGCAGGAGCACGCGGTGATATGAATATTGTTAATAGTGTGTTGCCTAACTTTGTTCCATCATATCAGTTGACTATCCCCACATCACAAATGTTCCCTAACAGTCAAGCATATTTGAATAGTAACGGGGAATCTAATTTAACATACTATTCTAGTGTATTAGACACCAATGATAATCCTATACTAACAATTCAAACCAATTATATTGAATTTTATGGAAACACTACTATTCAAGGTAGTGCAGTCGTAGATGGTGATTGGTATGATATAATTACTACTGAAGAAGTATCCAATGTAACACAAACAGTAGGTTACATCATTCAAGGATATCATCCATATATACGCATGGAGTTCATCAGTAATTCAGGTGCAGTGGGTAACATATTAACCAGATAACTATCCACAACAGTTGATTTGTTGTGACAATAGTGTTATACTGTATTGATGTTTGATATCCTATCAATTCTTCCGGGCAAAAAGAAACAAACTAGTAGTGGTTGGACTAGCTTTAATGCAGTTTGTTGTAGCCATTTTGGTCATAAACCTGACCGTAGAATGCGTGGTGGGGTTAAGTTTGATGGTAACAACTGGTCTATGCATTGTTTCAATTGCGGGTACAAATGTAATTTTGTATTAGGAAGACAAATCACCGCAAAAACACGCAATCTATTAACATGGTGCGGTATTGATAGTGACCAGGTTCAACGTTGGAGTTTAGAAAGTTTACAACACAAAGACTTACTAGATTTACTACAGCCCAAAACAAAACGTGTAAAAATCAAATTCAATGACCATGCATTGCCTGATGGTGAGTTGTTAGATAGTAATAACCCAAATCACAAAGTGTACGTAGATTATCTGACCGCTAGGGGCATAGATAGTAGTGATTATCCTTTCATGGTTACCCCCAATGAATCAGGAAGAATGGGTAATCGTATCATTATCCCTTATACTTACAAGAACAAAATTGTAGGTCACACAAGCAGATTTTTAGACAACAAGATACCTAAATATATTAATGAACAACAGCCCGGTTACGTTTTTGGTTATGATTTTCAAAAACCTGAATGGGAAGTATGTATATTGGTAGAAGGTATTTTTGACGCATTAAGTTTGAATGCATGTGCATTAACACACAACACAATCAATGATGACCAAGTACTATTATTAAGTCAACTAAACAAACGAATTATATTTGTACCTGACCATGATAAAACAGGACTTGAAAGTTGTGATAGGGCACTAGAATTGGGGTATCAAGTTAGCATTCCTAATTGGGAAAGTGACGTAAAAGACGTAAATGATGCTGTAGTAAAGTATGGTAAACTAAGTACCCTACTTAGTATACTACAGAGTGCAACAAGTAGTAAAATCAAGATAGAAATACAGAGGAAAAAAATTGGCAAACAAACCGGATTCTAAAGAGCAGATAGAATATAATACTGCAACGCAACATTTTTTCTTGTCTATGATGTTGACAAACGCTGAGTTGTATACTCGGGTTATGAATATCATGAATAGTGAAAACTTTGATAAGTCATTGCGTCCAGTGGCAGAAATGTTTAAAGAACACACAGACAAATACAAAGTATTGCCCGATCCCGCACAAATTAAAGCACTAACAGGTATTGATATTCAGCCCATTGAAAATCTCAATGAAGGGCATTTTGAGTGGTTCTTGGATAACTTTGAACAGTTTACTAAACGACAAGAATTAGAACGTGCAATTCTTAAAGCGGCTGACATGCTTGATAAGCGTGGTGATTATGGTCCTATTGAGAAAATGATTAAAGATGCTGTACAAATCAGTCTACAAAAAGACATGGGTACAGATTATTTTGCAGATCCTAAAACACGTATCAACAAATACTTTAATGCAGGTGGACAAGTAAGTACAGGCTGGCCACAGATGGACAAACTATTGTATGGTGGTTTCAGTCGTGGTGAATTGAATATCTTTGCAGGTGGTAGTGGTTCAGGCAAATCATTGGTTATGATGAATATCGCATTAAACTGGTTGCAAAAGGGACTTAGTGGTGTATATATCAGTTTAGAATTGAGTGAAGAATTAACAAGTTTAAGAACGGATGCTATGTTGACCAACACAAGCACACGTGATATTCGTAAGGATATTGATGTAACTGAGTTGAAAGTTAAAATGGCAGGTAAAAAGTCTGGTTCGTACAGAGTTAAAGGATTGCCAGCACAAAGTAACGTAAATGATATTCGCAGTTATTTGAAAGAAGTACAGATTCAAACAGGTATTAAAATTGACTTTGTTATGGTCGATTACTTAGATTTAGTTATGCCTGTGAGTGTTAAAGTTAATCCTAACGACCAGTTTATCAAAGACAAATATGTTAGTGAAGAATTGCGTAATCTTGCAAAAGAATTAGGAATTCTCATGGTAACTGCGTCACAATTGAATCGTAGCGCAGTTGAAGAAATTGAATTTGACCATAGTCATATCGCAGGTGGT